TGAGGCCATTATGCCAAACCTGATGCGGGTGTTCACGGCCAACGACAAGTATGTTCGCTTCAATGCCCGCACTTCCGAGGATGTAGAAAAGGCCGAGCAGGTATCGGACTATGTGAACTACATCATTAACCACGACAATGAGGGCTACAAGACGCTCTACAACTGGTTCAAGGATGCGCTCCTGTTCCGGCTGGGCGTGGTGAAATACTATTACGAAGAACAAGAAGAAGTTGACGAAGAGGAATACAATGACCTTTCCGAAGATGAACTGGCTATGCTCCTTGCAAACCCGGATGTCGAAGTTATTGAGCAAAACGAAACAGTCACTGAAAGCTACTTGGACGAAGCTGGTGAGCTGGTTCCGCTTGCATCTACCTATGATTTGAGCGTCCGGGTAACCAAGCGTTCCGGCAAAATTAAAATCGTCAATGTGCCGCCAGAGGAGTTTCTGGTCAACCGCCGGGCTACCAGCCTTGAGGATGCCTACTTTGTTTGCCACCGCACAACGATGACAGTGAGCGACCTTGTGGCAATGGGCTACGACCGCGAGGAGGTTGAGGCACACGCTGGTATCAGCGACCTAGATGTGGATGAGGAGCGCACCAACCGCTTTCAGGACACTGAGGCCGTTACTGGCACTGATGCCGCAGACCCGACACTGCGCGAGGTCGTCTATTACGAGTGCATTGCCAAGATTGACTATGATGGCGATGGTATTGCGGAACGCCGCCGGATTTGCGCTATTGGCAGCAATGGCTCACATATTCTGCATAACGAGCCGTTTGACCACATTCCGTTTGCGGTTGTTAGCCCGATTCTGATGCCACACCGCCTCATTGGCCGTTCCATTTACGATATGACCGAGGACTTGCAGGTTATCAAGTCTACCCTGCTACGCCAGTATTTGGACAGCGTATATACCAGCACCTTGCCGCGTATGGGCGTTGTTGAGGGTCAGGTCAACATTGATGATGTCTTGGATGGCACTGCTGGCGGGATTATCCGTATGCGTCAGCCCGGTATGGTTCAGCCATTCTCAGGCTCCCCGGTTGGCGGAGAAGTGCGTCCCCTGATGGATTACCTTGATGAAATCAAGGAGCAGCGCACTGGTATGAGCAAGGCATCACAAGGCTTGGATGCCAACGCTCTGCAATCAACGACTGCGAGTGCTATCTCTGCCACAGTTCGCGGCGCACAGGTAAAGCTGGAAAGCTATGCTCGCACAATGGCTGAGACGGGCATGAAGTCCTTGTTCAAGGGCATCCTGCACTTGGTTATCAAATATGATAACAAGCCGCGCATTGTGAGGCTGCGTAACAGCTTTGTTCCGATTGACCCGCGTGAGTGGACTTCCGAGTTCGATGTTGTTGTGCAGGTCGGTCTTGGCACTGCTGATGATGAGCAGAAGATTGCCTTCCTGACGCAGATTGCTGGCAAGCAGGAGCAAATCCTGATGCAGATGGGCGTGAACAACCCGGTCGTAAGTATGGGCCAGTATGTGAACACGCTCCGCAGCATTGCCGAGATTGGCGGCTTCAAGGATGCCGACCAGTTCTTTAACAGCCCGCAGCAGATACAGATGCTTGAGCAACAGATGATGCAGGGTCAGCAAGCTGGCCCGTCACCTGAACAGCAGCAGATGGAAGCTGAGATGGCTCTGAAGCGTGAGCGCATGATGATGGAGATTCAGCTTGAGCGTGAGAAGATGCAGGCCGAGCTGGAACTGCGCCGACAGGAGCTGGAAGCGGAAGCCCAGCTTCGGGCGATTAAAGCAGCCACCGATGCTGAAATCAGCACTAACTTGCCGAGGTAGCTATGCCCCTTACTTTCCAAAGCGGTCAAAACATATCTGAGGGCGTATATACGCCAGTCGGTGCGCCAGCACCCGCTCCGTCACCTTTTGATGGGTTTGGTAGCCCGCAGGAAAGGGCAATGGCGGCAAACCTAGTTCAGCAGGCCCAACAGCAGGCCCAACAGCAGGCAGACTATGATGCCATCAATCAGATGCAGGGCGTTGGCATTGCCCCGTCCTTTCTAACGGCTCCGATGCCTCAGCCTTCAGCAGAGCTGGCCCAATCTTATTATGTTCCGCAGGCAAGAGGCCCGGCATCATTTGATGGATATGGCAGCCCGGCGGAGCGTTCCGCGCAAACGCAGTTGGCTGATGCTCTTGTTCAGATTCGGCAGCAGCAAATAACCCCGCCGATTGATTACAGTATAGATGTCCCACTTCTTGGCAAGATTACTCCGCCACTAATGGCGTTGTTTTCTGGCTTAGACCAGCTTCAGTATCGTCAGGTAGAGAAAGGGCTTCTGGGTGGTGAGGGTGAGCCTATCTTTGACCAGTCAGGCCGGATTGCTGGCGTTGTTACTCCGGGCTTTTTGCCCGGTTTTAAGCACTACATTGGCCGCAAGCTAAAGGACTATACCGGGAAATATGAGGAGCTTGTCAGAGACAAAGAGACAAATGGCGATGATGATGAACAGCCTACGCGGCCTCAATGCCCGCCGGGTTTTGTATATGATGAGAATATACAGGCTTGTGTGCCTATGCAGTCAGCGGCCACGCAGCAGTTTGATGTGAACGCACCGCTGGCGAATGTGCCAACTTATCAAGCAGGCAGTCTGCTTGGAACCACACCGATGGGAGTATTGTAAGAGTGAACGAGGGAAAAGCTAGGGAGAAGATGACGCGAGGCGCAAAGGCCGAAGCGTTGCTGAGGAACGAGATACTGCAAGAGGCATTTGAGTATCTTGAGAAAGAGTTTGTGAGTGCGTGGAAGAATAGCGGGGTGGCAGATGCCGACAACCGGGAACGCCTCTATATGCTTTGCCAGAACCTAGCGGCCCTACAGGGCTATATCCAATCAGTTATTGAGGACGGCAAGCTGGCAAAGGCAGCTCTAGACGAGTTGCAGAGCCGTCTTAAATATGAGAAAAGGAAGTAGAAAATGTCCAACAACTCGCAAGAGAATGGCGCAATTTCGCTTAATGATGCAATAAGCCTTCTGGCGACCCCTGAACAGGACAAGGTTGAACAAGAAGGACGGCAGGAGGAAGAACTCCTCCAACCAGTGGAGGCTGAGGCCGAAGTCACAGATGAGGGCAACTCCGAGGAACTTGCTACCGAGGAATCCGATTTTGATGATGAGGATGATGCTGATGAAGCTGAAGAAACTGAGGACGAGGTAGTCGAAGAAGAGGACGAAGAGGAACCTACATACACTGTCCGCGTAGATGGAGATGAGTATGAGGTCACCCTTGACGAACTTAGAAACGGTTATTCAAGGACTCAGTTTTATACCAAGCGTAGCCAAGAGCTGGCAGCTGAGCGCAAGGCCGTAGAGCAAGAAGCGGCTGAGGCTAAGCAGGCTAGGGAAAGTTACGCGCAGCAACTTGAGGTCTTAAAACAGCAAATCCAGCAGACAACTCCACAGGAGCCTGACTGGGTTGCACTGGCCAAAGAGGTATCTGCTGAGGAATATAACGCCTATAAGGCGCAATTCGAGCAGCAGAAGAACTACCTCGCTCAAGTCGAAGCCGAGCAACAGCGTGTTGCTCAGGAGCAAAATGCCGAGCGTGAAAAGCAGTTGCAAGAGCATCTGCGGGCGCAGCGGCAGGAAATGTTGAACCGCATCCCGCAGTGGCAGGATGAGGAGGTCAGAGACAGAGAGCGTCTTGAAGTAGTCAAGTATGCTCAGGCTCAGGTCGGGTTCAGCCAAGAGGAGATAGAGAACGCTTCGGACGCGAGGGCTATCGAACTCCTCTACAAAGCGTGGAAGTGGGACAATCTTCAGAAGAAGAAACCCACTGCTAAAAAGCGCACACGCAAGGCTCCAAAGATGGCTAAGGCTGGTCAGCCTAAGACCAAGAAGCAAGTTGCTAGTCGTTCGCGGCAGGAAGCTATGGGTCGTCTCAATAGAGAAAAGACAGTAGATGCTGCCGTTCAATACTTGATGGGCAACAGCTAATAGAAGGAGCAATAATATGTCCACATTTACTACCTCCTCAGCCGTAGGTGAGCGCGAGCAGCTTGCGGATGTAATTTATCGGATTGACCCCGATGAAACCCCTATCTTCAGCGCACTGAAGAAGGAAACCTCCAATGGTATCTTCGTTGAGTGGCAGGTGCAGGAATTAGCTTCAGCATCCGCGACGAATTTCGCAACAGAAGGAGCAGATGCCTCAATCGTAGCTCCGACTGCTACTGTTCGTCTGGGTAACTATCACCAGATTTCAGTCAAGGCAGTTGCAGTTTCCAAGACTCTGGACGCTGTTGAGAAAGCTGGTCGTGACCGCGAAGTAGCTTATCAGAAAGTCCTGAAGTCACTGGAACTGCGCCGGGACATCGAGAAGGCCATTGGCGACACTGATGTAGCTCGTTCTGCTTCAGACCCGCGTAAGTCAGCCGCACTGTCCACTTGGATTACCAATGGTTCACTGGGCGCTGGCGGCACTTTCTCAGCAGGAACAGGCACAGGCTCTGTTGGTGCAGGAACCGACCGCGCACTGACTCTGGCTCTGATTGAGGACGGGATGCAGGACGCTTGGGAAGATGGCGGTAATCCGAAGCTGATGGTGGCTTCTGCTACCAACCGCGCCAACTTCTCCGACCTGTCTGCTTCAGGCAACTTGGTCAGCAACGATGTCAACATGACTCAGGCCAAAGAAGTGACCTATGTTGGTTCAACTTCAGTGTTCCTGACTGACTTCGGCACTTTGGAAGTGGCTCCGTCTCGCTTCCTTGGCAATGACCGTATCTTCCTGCTCGACCCGGACTTCGCGTCCGTGTCCACCCTGAACGGGCGTAATTTCGCAGAAAACGAAATTGCTCCGACTGGTGATGCAGAGAAGTTCCAGATTGTCACTGAGTGGGCCTTGAAGGTGCAAGCACCGAAGGCACACGCGATGATTCTGGACTTGTCTGGAGCCTAAGCAAATTATTGAGGGGGCGGTTCGCCGCCCCTTCTTTATTTGGAGAGGAATATGAGACGACTGATTACATCTAACCCGATGACGGGCAAGGAAACCTATCTGAACCAAAATTCAGATGGGTCAACTTTTATTGAGAACACGCAGCGTTTTGATGGCCTGCTGAAGCTGAACAAGCAGATGAATGACGATTGGCGGCCCGGAAATATGCTCGGAACGCAGCGTCATATGCAGCACATAGCAGAAATCCCCAATGTAGTGTATGCTCATCTTATCGAAAAGTTTGGCAAGCCAAGCGAAAACCCAAAGGCGTGGAAGCAGTGGCTAAACGACAACGAGAACCGAGCATTTAGAACTGGTGGTGGCGTGGTATGAGCATTAGCACCTATGCCGAGTTGAAAACGGCGATTGCAAACTTTCTGGCGCGGGATGACCTGACCGACCAGATACCGAACTTTATCCAGCTGGCCGAGGCGAGAATGTCCCGCGAGTTGGAAACACGCGAGCAGGAAAAGCGTAGCACAGCAACGCTCACTGCGGGCGATGAGTATATTGCACTGCCGACAGACTTGCGCGAGGTGCGTGAGGTGAAGCTGAACACTAACCCAGTTCAGGTGTTATCATATTACAGCCCAACTAGCTTGGACTCCTCTTACGGCTCAAGCGGCCAAGGCAAGCCGGAAGGTTTCAGCATTGTTGGCCGGGAGATGAAACTGCGGCCTATCCCAGATTCAGCCTACACTGCTGAGATTATCTATGTTGGCAGTCTCAATGCTATCTCCGACATCAGCACCCCAACGCTGTTCACTCGGTCGCCTGATTTGTATCTATATGGAGCTTTAGCGGAGGCGTATTCGTATCTGCTAGATGAGGGCCGCGCAGCGCAGTATGACGCTAAGTTCACACGCGGTTTGGAGGAAGTTAAGGTTGATGAGCAGCGGGCGCATTACGGCACTGGCTCATTGCAAATCAAATCTATTTATTCACGGCAAAACTCAGCAGCGGAGAGTTAAACAATGTCAGCAATGTCCGACTACCTTGAGAATGAGATTCTCGACCACATCCTAGCTACAGGCTCATACACCGCGCCAACTGCGGTATATGTTGGTCTGTCCACCGCATCTTTCGCAGATGACAACTCCGGCACAGAACTGTCCGGCAGCGGTTATGCCCGCGTTGCAGCAACCTTCGGTGCGGCGGCCTCCGGCACAGCCAGCAACTCGGCAGCCATTGAGTTCCCGGCGGCTACTGGTAGCTGGGGAACTGTGAGCCATTTCGGTATCTTTGATGCAAGCACTGCTGGCAATCTGCTAATCCACGGCGCATTTACGGCATCTAAGGTTATCGCGTCCGGCGACATTCTGAAGATTAGCACTGGCGACCTAGACATCTCAGCCGACTAAGGTGCGGTATGGCTACGCTGGAGCAACTAGATAATTGGGGCAGTATGGATGCCCTAGACAGCTACGGAACGCTGGAGCAGCTGGATAACCTGACGCTTCACGAGGCCGTTGCTGCTGTATCTGTTGCCTCTACAGTGAGTGCCGCTGTGCAAAGGGTTCTGGCCTTCACTGCCGCTGTCAGTGGGGCCGCATCTGTATCTGCATCAGCCGCATTTATAGCCCGGATGATTGCCGCTGTTTCTGTGGCGGTTACTCAATCAACGGCGGCTACTCGTCTTAGAACTGTAGCGTCATCTGTGTCTGCCGCGTTCACAGCAACCAGCCTTTACAATGCTGTTCTATCGGCGGCTGCATCCGTAACAGCAGCTATAACAGCTACAGGGGCCACAGTAGCTACTTTTGTCATGTCGGGCGCATCTTTGTTGCTGTTGTCGCAGTCCACCCGCATCAAGATTATCGGCGAGGATTGGTCAACTGTGGAGGATGAGGGCGAGACTTGGACAGATGCAACTGTAGGCTCCGAGACTTGGACGGATGCCACTGTTGGCGATGAAAGGTGGAACACGCAATGATTCAGTTTGGCGAGTGGCTGCCTGACCAGCCTGAAATCTCAAACCCCGGCGTTACAGTTGCCACCAATGTCATCCCGGCAGCCGCCGGGTATCGCTCTATGAAAAGTTTTGTGGAGTATAGCAACGCGGCCAGTGACACTATCAAGGGCATCTTTGCCGCTAAAGATGCAAGCGACAATGTGAAGCTGTTTGCTGGCGATGCCACAAACTTATATTTGCATAACTCCGGCACAAACAACTTGGACGACATTTCTGCAAGCACTTACTCGCTCTCAGACAGCGAGAAGTGGCGGTTTATTCAGTTCGGCGAGTATGTCATTGCCGCTGGCGGTATCGGCGAGGAGCTGCAGTCCTTCCAGCTGGGAACGAGCAGCACCTTCTCAGTGCTGACAACGGACGCACCAAAGGCGGATTATATCGCCGCTGTGCGCGATTTTGTGTGGGTGGCCAACATTGATGAAGGTTCTGGCCGCAAGCCGTTCCGCTGCTACTGGTCAGGATTCAACGACATTACCAGTTGGACAGCCGGGACGGAGCAGTCCGACTTTCAAGACTTGCCGGATAGCGGCAGCATCACCGGGCTGGTCGGCGGTGAATATGCCACCATTCTGGCCGAGAGAGCAATTTACCGGGCGACATATACTGGCCCACCGCTTATCTGGCAGTTTGATAAGGTTGAGAGCCAGAAGGGCTGTAAGTTCCCCGGCTCCGTGTGCAATATCGGCTCTGTGGTGTTCTACCTATCAGATGATGGCTTCTATGCGTTCAACGGCCAGAGTTCTACGCCGATTGGCTCGGAGAAGGTCAACAACTTCTTTATGAAGGACTTTGACAGCAACTACGGCTACCGCATGACTAGCTCCGTTGACCCCATCAATGAGGTCGCAATGTGGAGCTATACAAGCGTTGATTCGCCCTCAGGCCAGCCAGACAAGATTCTGATATATAACTATGTGCTGAACCGCTGGTCACTGGCAGAGGTTGAGGCTGACTTGCTGGCCCCGATGTTCACGGCTGGTTACACAGTGGATAGTCTCGACAATATTGCCGCCTATGTGGATGACCTGAACCAGTCTCTTGACAGCCCGTTTTACAAGGGTGGCCAGTATATTTTTGGTGGCGCATACGGCGCAAACATCTACACATTCACGGGCGCAAACCTGACAGGCACGATAGAGACCTCTGAGGCTCCTCTGAGCGCAGGAAAGCACTC